CTGAGAATGGAGCTATTGTAAAAGTTTATCAAGAAACAACATCAGTTGTAGCAGGAGCATTTGTAGCGAATACATCAGCAATAGTAGATGACACGGCAACCTTTGGAGGTTATACAATAGGTCAAGTTGTAGCAGCACTTAAAGCACAAGGATTATTAGCATAAAAAAATAAATTAAAATCATGGGATTAATTATCACATCAACAGAAGAAAACAAAATCACAATAACAGGTACAGAAATTGAAGTTCCAAGTGTTTACGGAAGAATTGAATTTGCTGGAAGAGCAGACGGTAAAACTTTAGAAATAGCAGTTGCAACCTATGCTAGTAAATCAGCATTTGAAAGTAAAGCAAGTGCATTGTCTACAAATGTTCAGCAAGGTAGTTTTACTGTACAATTACAAGAGGGTGAGTTACAAAGTATAGAAACATCTCTTGAATATGGTAAACAAGCATACGAGCAGTTAGGTTATAAAGTTGAAATAAATTTTAAATAACAAAAGTGACTTTCAAAGAATTTATAAAAGAGGGTTTACAAACTTTTAGCACCCAAAAGAGCTACTTTTCATCAAAGAAAATAGAACGCTTTATATCTTTTGTGCTTGGTGTTGGAATGGTTTTCTTTTATTATCTAGGTCGTCAATTTTGCTGGAAGTGTAGCGCTGAAATTGATGTAAATGATGTGCTAATATTATCTGGATTGTTATTCACTTATGGAGGGTTCAATACCTTTCAAATTGCTAAAGATAAAAAGAAAGACGATGAAGTGGTGGAGGGATAAATATAGCGAATTAGATGCTAAGCTAACAGATGCAATGGCATTTAATATATTCCAAATTGGTGTTTGGGTTTGCCTATTTATATTTATCATAACAAATTCAGTAGCTTACTTTTTAAATCAATATTTAGCCGAAAGGGCATTTTGGTTTAGCTTCGATATTGCTTTAATTTGCTTTTCAATTCCATTTAGGCATAAAACTTGGGTAACAGAAAGTTTCTTCGCAATATCAATTTATAATTTGTGTGATGAAATTATGGGATTCGGGGCGTTGTTACAATGGTACGAGTTCCCACTGGCATTATCAGTAATAGTATTTATATATTTAAAACATAAAAAAGGATGGAGATTATAGGTAAGTTTTTTTGGATTATTAAAGTGATTGGATTTGTTTTTCTTTGCTGGAAATATGGACTTGATGGCTTTAATAATTATAGTGTTGACTTTGATAATAATGTAGAAAGTGTGTTTGCTTTTATGGCTGGTAGTGCGGTCGGCATAAGTGAAATATTAAATACATATCAAAGTGATTTGACAGGGCTTTTTTTTTTGATGGTAACTTCACTTTTAATAACAATTATAAAAGCATTGTTGACTGTGTTAATTACTTTTTATTTTACTAAGTTTCTAAAAAATCCTCCAAAAGGTATTGAATGGATCAAGAATATATTTATAAAGAAAAAAGCTAAGAAATGATAAGCAAGCACATAACATTAGCAGAGGCAACAAAGAGTCAAACGGCTATAAGATTAGGCATTAAAAACGTTCCTAATAAAGATCAATTAGAGGCTATGAAGTACGTAGCTGAAAACATCTTTGAAAGAGTACGAGAACATTTTAAAGTTCCTATTGGTGTAAGCTCTTTCTTTAGAGGATTTGAATTAAATAAAGCTATTGGAGGCTCAACAACTTCACAGCATTGCAAAGGCGAAGCTATTGACATAGATGCTGATATTTTTGGAGGCATAACTAATAAGCAAATATTTGATTATGTAAAAGACAATTTAGATTTTGACCAGTTAATATTTGAGTTCGGTACAGAAAAAAATCCCGATTGGGTTCACGTTTCTTTAGTCAAAGGTTTAAATCGTAGACAAATATTGAAAGCTTACAAAAGCGGAGGTAAAACAATTTACAAGCCATTTAAGCCATGAATTTAAACTATAAGTATATTGGTATAGGATTGCTTGTTTTCTTTGCCTTAATAGGCTTAATGTTAATTGGTTTGCAACCTAAGCCAACTCCACAACCTCAAATAATTGAAGTCGAAAAGTATAAGATTGAAGTTAGTGAAAAGATTTACGATAGCTTAGAAATTGAACTTCAAAAAAGCGATAGCCGAATAAAACAACTAGAAAAAAAGAAACATGAAAAAATTAATTCTTATAAGCCTATTGAGCGTGTGCCTATCACTGACAGCATCCGCAGAAACAACGTATCAAGATTCTTTAAGTAGAGCCTTTGATAATTGTGTCTATTTACATGATAGTTTACAGCATGAGCTAAAGCAAGCTAAAGAGTTAGCATTGTTTGATAGTGCTCACATTGTAGAAAATGTAAAAAAAATAGGTGAGTTAAAATATCAAGTAAAGGAGTTAAAGGAGCAGATAGAATCTATGCAGGCGATAATGGATAAGCAGGCTAAAGATTATAAAAGGCTACAAAAATCAGCTAAAAAAGAGCTTATTAAATCAAAGATTAAAACATGGTTAATTGCTCCAGCTTCAGCAGTTGGCGGGTTTGTAGTTGGGTATCTGATTGGTAAATTTTTACAATAAAATTTATCAATAAAAAATAAAATATGACTATTGGTGATTATATTGAAAAGTTTCCAAAATTAGATACCGAATCAATAATGGCTTATTGCCGTAGAATTTCGGAATTGGGATTTATTGATGGAGTGATAATTTCACCATCTTCAGCCCGTCAAGTTTTTTATAGAAAAAGAATAAGATGGCAATCGACTCAAAGAAAAATTGGCAAGAATGGCGAAATTATTTCAATCGTCCAAAAAAACATTTCAGATGTTATTCCATTTCCAGAAAACTTTGAAATTAAAAGAATATCGACTAATCTGAACACCCATCAACAATGGGTAATTGCAGAGCCTGATAAAAATCGTGAAATCAGTATTGATGAAATTAAAGAATGTTTAAGTGAATTAGATTATGACCAGATTAATAAGGTTTACAGTAAACCAATAACTGTAAAGTCTGACAACGTGTTGAGAGTAATTATAACAGACGTTCACGTGGGCATGGAAACTAACGAAGATGGAAACGGATTGTATGGAGAGGTGTGGAACGAAAAGGTTTTAAGCAGTAGAATAGATGTTATTCTAAAAAAGGTATCTTTATTTGTCAAATGTAAAAAATACAAAGAAATTCACTTAATCAATTTGGGTGATTTTATGGATGGATGGGATGCACAAACAGTCCGCAAAGGTCACAATTTGCCGCAGAACATGGATAATAAAAAAGCATTTAAAGTAGGTGTCAATTTTTTTGTTGAATTATTCACAAAATTATCAACATTTAATTTGAAAATAGTTGTGCACTCTATTACAAATTCTAATCACTCAAACGACTTTGATTATATAGTCAATTATTCAGCTAAGGAAATTTTAAAAGCTAAATATGATGAAATTGAATATCACATTTATCAGCGGTTTATAGGGCATTATATTGCTGGTAAGCATTGTTTTATCATATCGCATGGCAAAGACGCAAAAAACCTTAAATTCGGCTTTAAACCGATATTAGATGCAAAGCAAAAGGATAAGATTAAAGAATACATCAAACACCATAATTTAGATAAGTATTTTTGCACCTTCGAAAAAGGAGATACACATTTACAGTTGATAGATAATATGACTATTGATAATTGTGACTATCATAATTATTTGGCTCTTTCTCCAGCATCCGAGTGGGTTCAAACTAATTTCTCAAAAGGTAAAAGCGGGTTTAATATCATGGATGTAAATTTGAACGAAAACGAAAAAGGATTAACTACTTTCTATTTTGAGTGGCAAAAGCCTAAAGAATATGATTATGGAAATTAATTGCATGAATTTTTAATAAAAATGATATGTGGTTTGTGCTTTGGTTTCACTTGAAAAATTTGCAAAATAGATATTAACTTTAAAATTTTAATATCTTTTCCAACTAAATTTATAAATTAAAAAGGTAGTTGAATATCTTGTTTTATTATTATGATTTGCTCATTAAGTTTTGACTTAGGAATGAAAGTCTTACCAATCCAATAGCCAATACTACCTCCATTTAAACATTGCTTTTTTATTTTACCCGTTTTGCAATTTACAACTTTTCTACAAGATGTAATTTTATAATTTGGATAGTCTTTAAATTCCCACTTCAAACTATATTGTATTGATATTGTTTGCATTGTAGTTTGTATATATTGCTACTATATATGAGTTATGTGCAATAATTTTTTTAAACTTTTTTTGCCACCGCACCTTAGTCGGTACAAAATCCAGCTTGACATCCACTTCCTGTTCCAAAGTAGAAATCTTGTTGAAGTCCAATAGTTTTAATTTTATCATAACTCATTTCTTTTTTCCATTTACGTTTTAATTTTTCTTCCATATCTGCGAACCATTGCATTTTTAAAGGTTCATCATCAAAGTTTTTTCTAAGTTGTTGTGGGTTTTTCCAAAAGCAACCAACACAATTACTATCAGGTGGAAATATTAATCCAGTTGAATTTGCCCATTGTCCTACTTGATAGTGTCCTATTCTGTTTTCAATCAATGGATATTTGCACTCTCTCCATTCGATTTCAGCCCATTTATTTCTACCATTGGCACTTTGTCCTACAATAGTTTTAAACTTTGTATTTTGGCTATTGGCACGTTCCATTTCATCAAACCTAAATCCAATATTCATTTCAACCATTCCAAAATGATTGTAGCAAAATTCAAATATTGGCTTCATTTTCATTTCAGTTGTGCAAAATCGCATCATTAAGTTTGGCAATGCTTTACGTTTCAAACACACTTGTTCAAATGTATCCCCAGTAGTCCAAATTATCTCTTTGCCAAGCAACTGCTCCAAATCAAACATCAATGTTAATGTCGTATCACTTTCGGCAGTTGCTATAAATTCCATTCCTATTTTGTCGCTTACTTTTTGCACCAATGCTTTATCCTTTGGAGTGCATTTTCTATCCTCAATCCTAACCAATGCAAAAATATTTTCATCAGTTGGATAATGTTTAGCTAAGTAAGCGGAAGTTTTACCTCCCGAAATTGATGTTATTGTTTTCATATTCCCTAAGAATTTCATTCCAAGCGGTTAATTGGCCATTAAGATATGTTAAGGTGTCGTTATTGCGTTCTTTATGCCACTCTAACTCCAATTGTTTTATCTTTTCTTTTATTTTTTCTATTGTCATTATTATAATTTAAGAGCCCACGCACAAAAGTTTAAAAAAATTACAGACACATAACAGCACATAAGCAAAAGCGGGCGAAACAAACTAACCGCATAAGCCCGCCTTCGCTTATCTGCAAATCGTTAGCTGCTATTTTACCGACCACTCCGAAAGTTTAGACTTGACAATTATTTTCAGTTCATCAACTTTTGACAATGGACATCTAAATGCAACCGTTTTAGTTTGCTCATTGTATTTAGGTTTAGCACCCGACCCTTGCCGAGTGCCTCCCCTTGTTTCTTTTTTACGTTTCATAGCAAATCTTTTACTTTATACCATTCGTTTTTTTCGCCTTTCTTAACTCTAACACCAACGCTTTTTGCATCTTTGTAAAATTCACGCCTTTGCTTATCATCTTTCCATCCGTGCCATTTAGGTATCCAAAAAATATCTGCTAATACTTTTCCGTAACTAATATTTATTTCTTGATTTTCAAACATTGTAATGTTACCAGATAAACTATTTTTTAATCCATCGTCATACAATGATTTGCCTACCCATTTATTTATAAATTCTTCATACAACATAGCCTAATTTTATGATTAAAAAATGGCTGTCTTTCCAGCCTGTCAACCCTGTACGAATACTGTGGGATTTTTATCTTTAACCTCTTACACCTCCGCTGTAGCCTCTTTTCAATTTACCGTAGTAATACTTTTGAAAGTTTGCAGTATCAGCCTTAAACATTTTAAAAGCATCTTTGATATTTGAAGCACAATAGTAGATACTTGTAGGTCTGCCCATACTATCAACTACATTATAGTAGTTTGCTTGTTCGATTTTTTGAGTTTCTGTCGTCATTTTTTTTGTTATTTATAGCACAAATATACAGCTACTTTTTGAATTTGCAAACTATTTCAAAGATATTTTCAAATTATTTTGTAAAATGCTGAAAATCAAAGAGAAAAAAAAAACAGCAGCTAACAGCAGATAAGCAAAAGCCCAAATCCCTCGCACAATGCCAACGCTATTTGTGCCTTCGCCTATCTGCAAAACGTACGTTACTTAACAACCCGAATACTCCTGCCACTAAAATCAGCCGTATGGCTAATTTTAAGGCGTTTATCTTCATTGGAATAGTAAGGTGCTTTGTCGGCTTCATTATTAATTAAAACCCATGTATAGCGTGCAATTGCAACGGCTACTAAAATTGAAATCGTGATAAATAAAATCATTGTTTTTTGTTTTTAGTTAAAAATTATTGATTGTTGTATTTGGTGATTAGTTCGTATTTTTTGTCTAAAATATCTGCAAAATTAAACTTGTCGCACTTAAGTATATCATCTAAGTCGGCAAACTTTACTAGATCAGAATTATCCAGTTCATCAATCTGAATTTTAATTTTAATATTTTCGTTGCGAAAGATGCTAAATAGTTTAGCTACTAAGTCATCATGGACTGCTTGTAAGTACTTTTGGTTTTCTGTTACGTTATTCATGTTTTTTGTTTTAGTTAATAATAATTTCAAATTTAAAAACTATTCCCATAATTACAAATTTGTTTGATAAAAATGTTTTAGCGAATTAGATTTGACTATTTAAAATTTTAGAAAAAATATCTTCGTTCTGTTCCTGGACTGTTTTCTTTTCGGCTTTCATTATCCATTTGGCCCTAAACCCAATCCACTTTTTTTTGACTATATAGGCTAAAATTGTATTCCAGTATTCAGGTGCAAATTCAGCAAGTTGATTTAAAAACATATCAAATGATTTCTTAGAGTTTGTTTGGTTTATCCTTATTAGCATCCATTGGTCAACTAGCAAACTATCCAAACCTAACTTTATTAATTCGCCTTTAAAATCAAATCTTTGCATAGTTCAATTTTTTTGGTTAATAAATCGATGTCATCCTGTGGAGGCGTAAACGTTATTGAATATACGTTTTTGTAAAATCCATCATTCGGCAAACATGGCAAAGCTTTATTAGATGCTGTTGATATAAAGTAATAGCTACTTAATTCTTCTAAAGGTTGCTCCTGTGCTAATTCTCTAATGGCATCTAATTCACTTTCATAAGGGCAGTAAACTATAAATTCACATTGTTTACGATTTGAAAGTATAGAATTAGAAACCATTTGCCAGTAATATTTTTCCCCATCTGTGTGGGTATCTCTTATTATATAAATTGCATCAAGTCCCGTAAAGCCTTTTACAATGGGGTCTACTAATTGACAAAAAGAAAGCAAAGTAAAAGGGCATTTCAATTCACAAACCACATCTTCACCTTTGAAAGCATCTGGACTGCCAGCATAATATTCAATTGTATGGTGGTGTATCGGCTCATTCATTAATGGGGTGTACTCAATACGACCGCTATTTTCAAAGAAATGTTTTTCACATATACGCCCCCATAATAGTGGTTTTGCATTGCTTTCGGTTGCAAGTGATTTGCCTAACTTCCTTTCAAAAACTTTTGATTCTATATACGAATAACCGCCAACGCTAAATTCATTACCATTTTTGCCTTTGCCGATAATTTTGTAAATCTCGGAGCTTGTTAAATTACCTATTCTCATAATGTTTGAAGTTTTTTATGCAAATTTAAAAATGATTTCTTTTCGTTTGAGTTAATTATCCTTTCAGCATTGGTTAGTTCATCTTTAGACAAAGAGTCTTTTTTTATCTCAAATAATTCAATAAGGTCTGATAGTTCAATAGATGCCGATAGTTGAAGCTTTTCGTTTGCCATTAGCTCAATAGTGTCTTTTCGGTTTAAATCGCTACCAAATAGCCTACCAAAGTGGTCACAAGCGTCTTTGACTGCTATTGTTTTCGCAATAGGCAAAGCCATCATAATAGCACCCCTGTTGATATTGGACATATCTAGTTTTAAAGAGCCACTATCTTTGGTGGTTTGGATTTCCTGTGCGCCTACTCCATCATGATAAAGCCATTCATTAAGTACAGGATGTAAGTAGTGAACCCTTACTGAAACTGAAACTGTATTTAATAAAGTCTTTGTTTCTAAAACTTCAATTTTGTAAAGCCGAAATATTCTTTTCAAAAGAAATTCTACTTTATCAATTGGTAGATAGTTGTAATCTTTAATAAATGGATGTTTTTTTACCCACTTTTCAGGCGGATTTTGGTTAAGCAATACATTCAGCTGGTCTGCTTGTTTAGCAGTGCTTAAATCGCTAATTAAATCTTCATAGCTCGGTAACGTTGCAAGTTGTTTCATTTTGTTTTATTTTAATTGTTAATAATTATCTATTTGACCAAAGAAAGTCTAAATGCTTATTGAAGTCGTTTTGGTCTTTATCCTCAAAGTTATCACTAAAATCAATTTTTACAATTTCTTTTAGTGCTAGTAACGTCATCTTATCGGTGACTTCAATAAAGTCTTCATCTCCATTCAAGTCTTCAACTTCTACCTTTTTAAATTCAATTTCACCCATCGTACCATCTGAATTTTCAAAGATTGTGCCGTCAATAAAGTAAGTAATGCCTTGCACTTTTACTTCGTAATTTTCTAGTTTTTCCATTTGTTTTGTTTTATTGTTTGTTTAGTTAATTATTGCAATATGCAAACTAATCTTGTTTTTGTCATTTTTCTTTCACCTACATAAGAAGTACCAACTGTTTTTTCCTTGATAGTAATTGTTTTAGCTGTTTCGTTTACTATTTCTAAAACTTCGGTTTTGCTTCCGAAATTCCACAGTAAAAAACTACCTACTTTGATTTCGATTGCTGGAGTGCCTAATACGTTTCCGATAGACTGCAATCTCATTGCATTTGTTGCTGTTTCGTTTACTAATGTGTATTTCATTTGTTTTGTTTTTTTGTTTGTTAATTAATTTCGATATGCAAATATAAAAACTATTTTCACAATAAAGAAATTTGTCAAATAAAAATATTCTTAAAAAATGTTAAATTATTTATTTATGTGTTTAGATGCTTGGTCTAATCTCTTCGCATATTGATGCTCTTCAAAGTCTATAAGCAAATATTCATATACCTCTTCAGCTCTCATGGCTAGGACTTCACCCATTGTCTTATGGAATTTGTCGCACAAACTTTTAATAGTAATTTTCGCTCCATATTTTTTAAACTGGTCAACATCCGCAAGCTCTTCTAATGCCGATGGCTTATAGTCATTGAGGCGTTTGTAACGTTCAAAGAACTGATTAATTTGGTCAAAAAAAAACATCCGATTGGATAAATAGTTGAGGTTGGCTCTTCGCTTATATCACGTTCAAGATAAGTCGAACAGATAGTTATTAGTGCTTTAAATGGCTTATCTACTTCAATTAGTTTAGCTTTGCAAAGTTCAATCTTACCATAAGATTCAAAGCCTATATCTATTTTTTTTATATCTTCATCAGATATGAAGGCGTTTGGCAAATCGGTTGTAAATGATAAAGCTATATTGATAGCTCCTAAGTCTGCAATAGTTAGCCTATCATAGTCATTTGAATTTATAGACGTTAAAGCCATGACCACTGATTTAGGTGTGAAATCACAGTCTAAAAACTTTATGTAATTTTTGAATGGAACGTCATTCCAAGATGTAGGGATTTCAATTATTACACCTCTTAAATTAGCTTCTAGCATAAGTCAACATCTCTTTTAGTTTGTTTTCAATATTAGTGAATTTTTCTGAATATGCTAGTGAAAAATCATCTGTGCAACTAAACACATTTCTAATTTGCCGAATGCTGTGGATAACCGTACTGTGATCCGAATTAGAAAGTTCACCAATTAAACTCAAACTATTTTTCCCCAATGGCAAATAAATTCTTAAAAGGTATCGGTATAAATGCCGACCTAAAGCAATTTCACGTTTACGATTTTTAGAAAATAAATCCTGTTTTTCAATTCCTAAAAAGGATTTAATTAAAGATGCTATCTGGTCACTAATGTAGACTTCACTTGTGGCGTTGCCTCGTACACAAACCGCCAAATGCAAATTTGCCATAGTTTGTTTTTCTTTCATGTTTTGTTTTGTTTTATTTGTCAAAATTGTTATTAATTATCAGTCTGTTATTAGACAAGAAAGTGCGTGTATTGAACAGTTATATGAAATGCCTTGCTGACGTATTCCAATTGAAGTTCCGTGAATGAAAAACAAAAAGAAAAAAGCCACCGCACTTTTAAGATTGTTCTTCATATTTCAATTCGTTTCCAGTTAATGCAAAGTATAAGTTTTGCACTTGATGAACATAGCTTATATCTGATAAAAATACATTTTGGTCAAGTTCATCTTCATCTGTTTGGGTAACGCAAACTGAATACGCAGTACAATCTTCATCCTGTGGTATCAAAGTAAGCCACACTACTTCGCAATCTGAAATCGGTATGCTATAATCAAAATTTTCAACAAAGAATCCGTGCTTTAATAACCAATCCTCTTTTAATGGAATTGGCTCATACCATTCTGTTGTTTCTTCAAATGAAATTAATTGCATTTCATTAAAACCAACTTTAACTTCTTCTCCCCAATGTCTTTCTTGCCAATTACTGTGTTGGCTTCTTTTTACTAAATTCCCAATTCTTAATTCTGTTGCTTTCATATTGTTGTTATTTGATTTAATAGTTTCATAAATGTTTTAGGCAGTTCAAATATCCCTTTATCGGTGCAGTGTATGCACTTGTTTAAAGTGATAGTTCTTTTATCATAATTTACTTGAACCGTTAAGTAGTCAGCACCTTTCAATATTGTATGCCCACAATTAAAACACTCTCTGTTTCTTAATGATTTTCTTTTATCTACTATTCTAAATTTTGCCATCGCTTTTTTTTCTTTTTGTTTTTCTGTTTAGTGTTCCAATTGAGCTTCATCGTAAATAAGTCGGCACTTCATATAATAGCACATTGGCGGCATTAAAACGACCGCCAATCTGCAAAACGTTACTCACCATCCACTTCCTCTACTAACTCGGACACAGGTAAACCCATACTTTCTGAAATAGTCAATAGAGCAGGATACCTAAGCAGGTTAATATGATTGTCTTTAATTTGTCTTATGACTGTTGAAATCTTACCATCCGTTAAACCAGCAATAGCCAGCATCAAGGATTCATCATTTTTCAATTTATCTTTGACCTCCGTTTTTAGTATCAATTGCTTTACCATCTTATTATTTTTATTTTGCAAATTTATTAAAGTTTTTTAATTATCAAAACTTTTACCATTTTAATTGATAGCTAAATTCAAGTCCTAATTCTTCACCACATTTAACCCATTTATCAATCTTTGCTCTTAATCTTTCTCTTTGTAGTCTTTCACGTTCTATTGGTTCGCTTGCTTTAAAAGCAGAATATCTACCGCATGGGATTTCTTTAATCAATCCTGCATCCAATAGGTCTGTTATCCTGCCCGAAAACCTGTTAAATGACTTATTTAGAAGATAGGATAAATCTATTAAATCCATTGGTTTTTCTTTGATTAAATTATAAATCTTTTGCGCATCATTTTTAAATCTGTTTGTTTCAATACCTTCGATGTAGGCTTGTTTTTTTGCTTGTGTCATGGTTTCAAAGTTTATATGTTTGATAATTAGTTATTTGTAGTTTGAATTAGTTGCGTGTATATAAGAGTTAGCTGCAACTGCTACCAGACTACCTATTACGGACACCTGTGTATTCAGTAGCTTTTACTTTTTCGACTGCAAAAGCAAAACGCCAAACGCTTTTACAATCAACTACATCAATCAATTCAAGTTTTCTCCAATGGCATAAACCAAATAAAACGGTTCTTTCAATTATTTGTTCCATCGTTGGGTTATGTGAATCAAAGTAGCTTATCAAATGAGTTTGTGTTATTCCGTTCAATATGTTTACATAAGGTTTTGGCATTGTAATAAACATCACTCCTTTGTCAATCAGCAAAAATACATCAGGAAAAAATCTGTTTGGGAATCCGTATGGGTCAATGTCGATAATATCAAACTTTTTCTTATCGGCTATTAACCTGTGATATTCTAAGAAGCTATCTCCTGTTTTCAAATACTTTTTATCGTATGCAGTTACATCACCATACGCTTCATAAACATTTGTCAAGTTTCCTTGCCCTGCAAACATTTCAAGTATTTTTGGGTTGGTTTTATTATCCCATTCAAAATCCGCAAATACTCGTTTTATTTGGTTTATTTTTTCGTCAGGGTGATGAACTTCATCAGCGTTTTGCTTTTGCTTTGCACGAACTACATCGCGTCTTATTGCTCTGTATGTTTTTTGTTCCATTTTATATTTTGTTTTTAATTAAGTTTCTATTAAATTAACCGCAGCAGCAGCTAACAGCACCTATGCGCCATTAAAACGAGCGCATAGCTGCATCACGTTATTTTATTTTAGTTAATAAATCATTTCGTAAAAATTCATCTTCTAGTATCAGCTTGCAGGCGATTGTGGATAAGCGTCTTTTTTCATCTATTGTCAACTCTACACCTTCATAAATCTTTGACCTTAAAAGTCTATTTTCTTTATTTTCAAAATCAGTGGTTTTTAGAAATACGTTTTTAGCCTTATCGAAATATTGCGACTTCATTCCTTTTTCAAGTTGGATCAGACCAGCCTCTTCGTACATTTTAAAATGAAATATTGGAAGTTCAATATAAAGTTTTTTAGTCTTTTGGTATTCAACTATTTTGATTTTCTCGTTTTCCCAAAACTCCTTTTCAATTTCAGCCTTGTCAATTTCGGTCACTGGTTTGATTTTTATAGAATCTTCATACTGGATCTGTTTACGCAATGCCTCCGCCCTATCTTCGCTTTCTTTATAGGCTTTCACAAACTTGTGAATAGTGACTACACTAAAACCATAATACTCGCCATATTCGCCTCTTATGCCATGTTCAACTGAATACTTAAGCTCACCAATCTTTAAGGAGCCATAAGTGTTTATACAGTTCAAAATAACCCCATCCAAAAGGGTTTGAGCCTCTTTCTGGGTAAATGTTTTATTTAGGTCGTTATATGCCTTCAATAATATTTCAGCAACCTCTTTTCTTAAACGGTCTTTATCCTGTTGAAACAAATCGGTTATCTTTTCGGTTTGCAGGCTTTCTATTATAGACCTACCTACCACCCCTAAGGAGGGGGCTATCTGTGTTTTAATTGCTAGGTTACTCATTTGTTTTGCTTTTATTGATTAATTAATATTGTTTCTTTTTTCTTTGCCATTAGTTTGTAAGTTCGGCAATATCCGCTTCGATAAATTTTTTGTCAATTTTGATTTTTAATTTACCTCCAAAATTTAAGGTTTCCCATTTAATAAATTTACAAAGTTTACCTTTCCAAAAAATAGATTTTGATTGATTTAATTCTGTTTTCATTTTGTTTTGTTTTTAGTTGTTTAGTTAAATTCGATATGCAAATATAAACCCTATTTTGATAAAAACAAATTTATTTGATAAATAAATTGTTAAAAAGAGTAAAATAAAAATAATTGATTTAAATAGTACCTTTGCTAAATGAGTGAAAAAATAGAACACAAACAAATTGTAGCTTACATTAGAGCGCAATATCCAAACGTTATTTTTCGTACTGATTATTCAGCTGGCATTAAATTAAGAATAGGCCAGGCGGTCGCACATCAAGCCTTGCAATCTTGTAAGGGTTTTCCAGACTTGACTATTTTCCACGCTAATAATAAGTATCATGCTTTACTTATTGAATTAAAAAAGACAGGTGAAAAGTTATACAAAAAGGATGGGATCACATTTAAGTCTGATCATCTTGAGCAACAGCATAAGGTTCACAAAGAGTTATTAAAGTCCAATTATTATGCTACATTTGCAATCGGTTTCTTAGATGCTAAACAAATTATTGATAATTATTTTAAAAATTTCCTATGAGTGAAAAGACAAACGTGTACCCAAAGGGTATTTTATTTTTCAAAAAGAAAGACACTGCTCCATCTTGGGTTATTGGTGAGCTTATTATTACACCAGCAATGTTATTCGATTGGATTGGTGATAATGCAGACCAGTTAATAAAGTCCGATAAATACGGAAATCAGCTGAAATTAACCATAACCGAAAAAGGTTTGCAAGTGAATAAATTTGAGCCTAAACAGAATGTGGATAAAAAAAATAATGGAAATGATTTTGGTTTTTAGAAATAGTTTTTATCTTTGCATAAGATTTACGAGGGCATTTGTAAATCAAAGAAGTTTTGTTTTATTTTAGTTAATAAGAACAATCGCCTGCACCGCCCTCGTGTGGGCTTTTGTTTTTTTAGCAAGTCGTTTAGCGAAGTCGACTTTAATAAACTAAGCATAATGAGCGCAACTGAATAAGGTTTGTCCAGAGCGGTAAAGCGCATTAGAAGAACTGAAACTCTTAAATGTGGTGCATGGACGAAACACTATCCTGCCACAGCCAAAGCTATACGTGAGAACTCATTGACGAGCTAATTATGGTGATTTTGTTTTATTCCCTTCAACATGGGGGAGGGGGGAGTAAAACACTTTCACTCACCTACTACCGCTCAAATCTATTTCGGAGCTAATTAAAATCATAGTTTAGTCTTTGTTATATTAATACTTAAATAACTAATTTAAATATAAAAAAGTCGAAACAAATAAAAAAAAGTCGAATCCAATTTAATAAACATCACAAACAACTTTAATCTAAACTAAAAACAAAAAGTTTGAATATTAAAAAAAAAGTTTATTTTTGTGAAATAAAATTATGAATATGAAAAGACTAATAATATTACTAACTGCTTTTCTACTTATTTCATCATGCTCAAAAAAAGATGATATTTGTGGTGATAGTACATTTGAATTTAAACTTTATGGACAGCCAACAAAGCTAATAGCATATGTAAATGGAAATTTAGTTGGTGAGTTTGGAAATGAAGTGACTATTAAAAAACCAATAGGAACTTATTTTATAAGCATTATTCAACAAAGGACTATTAATTATTCAACTATTATTTTTTATGATACAATTGAATTAAAGCCTTGTAAAGATATTTTTAGTTATAAATATTGAGAATGTATTTTACTTATAAATACTTTTATTATGCCATTTGAAAAAGGGAATACGCACGCAACAAAGAAAGGTAAGCACGAAAAGACCAAAGAATGGGAGTCTTTAGGTGAAGCTATACGTACTACACATTGCGATAGGTTTAATTCAATTTTAGCAGGTTTAGAAGACGATAAATTTATTGATAGGTACTTACAAGTTTTGGAATACTTTAAGCCTAAATTAGCACGTACGGAGGTTAAGAATGAAGGTGAAATGACTATAAACCTAAACCCAGTTAGTTTTGTTAAATCTGAATGAAAAGTTTAAACCACTTTACACATCTAATACACGCTATTATATTTTAACTGGCGGAAGGGGGTCTGGCAAATCCCATGCAGTCAATTTATTTGCCACTCATTTGACCTTTGAGCAAAAACAAAGGATTCTATTTACAAGGTACACAATGACCTCCGCACGTCTTTCAATTATACCTGAATTTGTGGATAAAATTAATTTGATTGCAGGCGGTGACTATTTTGATATACAGCAAACAGAAATTGTTAATAAGTTAAATAATTCAGCCGTTTTATTCAAAGGTTTAAAAACTTCAAGTGGAGTTCAAACGGCAAATTTAAAATCATTGCAAGGAATAACCACTTGGGTATTAGATGAAGCTGAAGAGCTAATGGATGAAGCCGAATTTGATAAAATTGATTTATCAGTAAGGCAGGCAAATAGTCACAATAGAGTTATATTAATATTAAACCCTTCAACTAAAAATCATTGGATATATAAACGTTTCTTTGAAGATGCAAATGTAGTGGAGGGATTTAATGGCGTAAAAGGTGACGTGACTTATATCCATACTACTTACTTAGATAATATCAAAAACCTTTCAGATAGCTTCCTAAAACAAATTGAAAGCATAAAGATAAACAACCCTATAAAATATAACCATATCGTAATGGGTGGATGGATTAGCGTAGCTGAAGGCGCAATCTTCACAAACTGGACTACAGGCGACTTTGATAATAGTTTACCTTATGTTTATGGTCAAGATTATGGATTTGCAATAGATCCGACTACATTAATCAAAGTAGCAGTTGACAAAGTGAATAAAAAGATTTATGCCCATGAAGAACTATATGAAGTTGGCAAGTTAGGAACCGATGATATATTCACCAGAAACAAGCAATTGATAGGCAAACAGACCGATTTAATAATAGGAGATAGTCATGGGCAACAAAATAGGTTAGTCGAGGATTTAAGGCGCAAAGGATTGAACATCCAGGAGAGTAACAACTATTGCAAGGGTGCAAGCGAAATGATCCCTACTGCTACCGATTACCAAATTGTGATTACATCGACTAGCCACAACCTCCGAAAAGAATTTAGTAATTTTGTTTGGAATGATAAAAAGGCTGGCATTCCAGTGGATGCTTTTAATCACGGGATTGATGGGATGCTGTATGCTTTATCTTTCTTTCATCAAGAAAAAAAATACAACAAAGTTTCAAAGAAAAGTTTAATTTAGCTTTATGGATAAAATAGATTTAAGGGCCTACAGCCAAAAAGAAATAGATGAAAAGTATAACCAAGTTTTAGAAATGGTTAGGAATGGTGAGCAAATTAAATCGGCTATCAAAAAAGCAAATATAGGAGACAAAACATTTTACAAAAGGATTTCACCAAGTCAATTAGCTGAATTGAAATTTGAAAAGAATTTGAATACAAAATATTCTTTTAGAAAATTGTACTAAAGATTTTAGCCATATAAAATAAACAAATCTAAATTAGCTTTACCTTTGCGTTATGTATAGCGATTTAGTAGATATAATTAGGACAGCCTCTAATGAGGTCAATCCAGAAGGCTCATTTTATCATGGCAGGGTTTCAGACGTTAATCTGAATAGTCCTATGCTTTCTTTGCCCCAAATAAGACTATATCCTGTTACTATGGTAGTCAACGGAGGTGTTGATAATGTACCTAACTGCTTACTATCATTTATATTCCAAGATTCACCACATGAAGATACTGAAGGGCGTGAAGAAATACTTTACAATGCCGATACTTTAGCAAGGCGGTTTAAAAACAATTTAGAGCAAAAAAATTACGAACTAACTAATTTTAGAGTGGAGCCGTTTATTCAATTGTTTTCAGCTGTTACAAGTGGTGTGAACGTTTCATTTACGATTAACTATAAATCGAGTAAAGTATGTTTATAGAAGATATATTAGAGAAGTTTGGAATTACAGCAACGGAGGCGCTAGTTAATGCAATTAAGACTAAGTTAATTGAAAGACAAGGTGCAAACGGTAGCTTTAGAAGTGTAGTCAATGCCAGTGGTCGTTTAGCTGATTCAATTGATTATGTGGTCACTGGCTCAAAATTAACCATAAGAGGGGATGACTATATTTATTATTTAGAAAATGGTAGAAAACCCGGCAAAAGACCACCAAAAGATGTAATAAGAAAATGGATTGAAGATAAGGGTATAGTCCCACGTGATAATATTAGTAAAGATAGTTTGGCTTTTTTGATAGCTCGAAAGATGGGACAGGAAGGAACTACAATCTACAAAGCAGGCGGTTCGGATTTAGTAAGTGGAATATTTAACGACCAATTTGTTGATAGCTTGCAATCTGAATTTATGAATTTATTAACAGTGGAAGTCGAAAGTGAGATTTTAAAATTAGTTGCATAATGAGTAAAGTATATAGACTAAAAGAAAGACCAGCCAACTGGAGTAGCGCTCATGATTCGATTCGTTATGTATTTGATTTGCCAACGGAAAATATAATATTCGTTGGTGATACCGATGGATATGCAGGGGTTTTATTAGCAGGTCACTTTATGGGAACTACAAATGTATTAAGTCCAGGTGATTTGATTTATATCGATACAGCTCCATATATTGGAGTTCACGTAGTTAAGGAAGTGGACCCAACGGGATTACCTTTTTACATTTTAGAAACAAAATACATAAGCACAATTACTTTAACTGGCAAAGCAAAATTCGCAACTACTCAGGAATGGTTTTTATACACAGGCTTAACCACAGCTGAAAAGTTTGATGGAAGAGAATATGACTATAAACTTAGTGGAGTATTAAACATGGTTTGCGGGGTGGATGGGCTTATGACAATTGACGTTGCTAAGTTTGTAGCGTCTAGTTTTGATTTGCCAAAGCCTATGCTTGATTCAATAGACTTTCAAAGTGATGTATCTTATAATTTAATAAATGCTTATCGACTATGCAGACCTACAGCCTATGACTTTATTGGATACGCTTTGAATAGCTCAATAACAAGTGAAGATTTAAACGCTAAATTTATAGGGCAGTATAAAGTTTTAAAAGAGGTTGATAATGTTTTATACTTAAACGCAACTAACTTCGGTACTTTTTTTAATAACTTTAATGAGATTAGAACATCTGTAACAATAGCAAACCCGAACACTTCACTTGATAGCGATTCTTTCAAATCAGACTTTATAAACATAAATAAATAAACATGTCAGTTTTAACAAAAACAGCCCTTAAATCAGCAATAACATCTGCATTTGCCACCAGTGTGGTTAACACCGATGTAATCACTCAACTTCATAATGTAGTGGATAGCTATGAGGATTTTATCCCTAGCCTAACTCAATCACAAGTGAATGCTTTAACGCCTATTGTTAGTCAAATTGTATTCAATACAGACTTAGGACAGCTTCAATATTACGATGGCTCACAATGGCAATCGTTAGCTAGTACAAGCGATGCAATAATGAGTGTGACTAGAACCCTAACAAGTGCTGAAATATTAGATTTGTTTACAACTTCAATTGAATTAATCCCAGACCAAGGGCTTAATAGAGTAATAGTGCCTATTCAACTTATATATCAATATACGTTTGTGGATGAAGCGTATGATACCGATGGAAATGACATTGAAATAATATTAGGTGAAAGCGTAATAACTACTATTCCAGATACAGTTTTAGAAAGTGCATCTGATTTAATTGGCACATCTGCAATTGGATCTGTGACATTAATAGACAATCAAGAATTAAAAATAAAAAATAGTACAGCCAATCCAGTTGATGGAGATGGAACTTTAACGGTAACAATTTATTATAGAGTAATTTCAATTTAATGCCAATTACACACCTTAATAACGCACCTGTCATACTCGATATAGAGTACGCATGGGATTTGCCACAAGGGCTAGCAATAGTGTACGCAATCCCTATAAATTACGGATTCGGTAAGGTGTTAACCGATAATGGAACTTTAACCGATGTAAATACTTATGGACCTTTGCCTAGCGGTGTAGTTCTGCAAACTGATATAACGGGTAGCGTAGTAAATGTTTTAGTTTCTCTTTTTTGCCCGCTGGGCTTTTATGTGATTAGCCTTCTGGATGCTGATGGTAATGAATACTTAATTAGACTTAGGGTTTCTGAATTTTCATTTTTTGGCTCAGACGAATATTATCCATCTGCTGAAATAGTCAACAATTGCGGAACTGATTTTAAAGGTATTAATATTGTTTGGCTAACTAAGCAAGGCGGGTGGGATAACTTTTACTTTACTGGCAAACGCTACATTTACGATAGCGAAAGCGAAGCGAATAAAACTTTTATTGATAGCAATAGGATTCAAAGGAAGTTTGAGAACGGAACAACTTACAAAGGCGTAACAGTTAGCACTGGAGTTATTGACTTAAATCAAAATAAAAAACTAGAGTCTTTAATGACCGCAATCCAGGCGTTTTATTATGATGAGGATATTCCATTCTATTACGGATGGAATGCACGATTTACGCCTATTATATTCGATTCTAATGACCTTATAGTATTAGATTCTAATGAAAGGAATTTGACTAGGCTATTCAGGTTTAGAGTTGCTCAAAGTGTAAACATTCAAAGTCAGTAATGAATATTACTTTGTACATATTAGGACAGCTTGCGGATGTACAGCCACAGGAATTGAAAGGAGAATATAACCTTGCTAATCTAGGTAATTTAAGCAAGCGTTTGGGTTCAAAGACAAATCAATTTACTTTGCCACCAACGGCAAACAATAGAGCTATATTTGAAAACGCAAATCAAACATTAAGTAATACTAATTTACCTTATACTATGATTCCATGTCAGTTGTTAAGTGATGGGGTGGATATGCAATTTGCGAAGCTAATATTAAATTCAAGTGGCGATTATGGTTTTAAGGTTACTTTGTTTGACACGTCTTCATCATTATTTGATTTGATTAAGAATAAAGAACTTAAAGATTTAGACTTAAGGCACTTAAATCACCACTGGGCTTTAGATAGTTTAGCACAATTTGATGACTATGAAAGCCCCTTAACTTATCCTGTTACAGATTGTCAAGTGGACAGCCCAAACGCAGCCTTTCCAGATAATGGCTCAAGCATTTATTTAGGAGTTTTACAAGCAATGGTAAATGAAAATTATTTAATTCAAAAAATAGTAAACGAAAGCGGATATATTTTAAATAACAAAGTTTTAAATGATGGATATTTTGAGGATAGAAAGCCTGTAATTCCAATTTTTAGAAACGAAATAAAGCGTGATAATTTAACTAATAGGTATTTAGCAACATTTGAAATGAATGATGGCACTATATTTGTTTCACAACAAGGTAATAGTTATCCTTCGAATTGGCTAATGAAAAATATAATTAGTCAAAATGAAAATTATTATAATACAACTAATTCAGGTGTAGGAACATTATTTAATAGACCATTTTTATTGCCTGATTCATTAGTACTTAGGGTAACTTTTCAATTTGAAATAAGAGCCGCAACTACATACAATGATTTAGTTGGTATTGAAGATACCAATTTTCAGTTTGCAGATAACTCTTATTATACTGCTATAACAACAAGCACAAGCTGGCAAACGGTATTTATTGATAAATACATAAATTGTTTTTCACAAAATATAAATGGAGATTATTTTTTTAAGGTAGTTATAAGACCAGCTAATTTTGGCATTCCATCTCACAATGTAGAAATTAGAAATGCAAGATTAAATATAATTAAATCGTATAATTATGACGATGAGCGCACGGAAATTGAATACGCAATAAATAGGCAATGTAAAACATATATAACTATTGCTAACAACCTTCCTAAATTAAAGCAAGCTGAATTTTTAAAACAATACTCGTTAAAATACGGTTCAATAATAGTTGTAAATGATTTCAAAAAGACTGTGACTATAAGACCATATAAAGACCTGTTTAATTTAGGCAATGCTGATGATTGGAGCGGTCGAGTTGACTACAGCGATAAACCTGAAATTCTTTACCAAGTTGACAAAATTATTGGTGAGTATTTTTATGCTGATAATATGGAGGAAGACACAGCAACAACAAAACCTTATCCAAAACCAATAGGGACTGATTTGACTATTAACTTGGGTGAAGTTGTTAAGTCTGATAAATTGGAATTAAAATATGATGCAACTAGAACTATTCAAAAACCATTTACTAGCTACACAGGTGAAATAGCTCATATACCAACTTTTGAAAGTTATGGGTATATTGGTAGTGATAAAACGGTATGCTTAATGATGCGAGAGCAAACGGGCGCGTTTGAATATAAAGATGAAGCGGTTACAACTATAAATACAAACACTTACACTACTATTGGCAGGCACTTTACAACCTACTTTATTGAAAGTGCAAACGTATTTAACTTAGGATTTGCGAATGATTTATTTAATGTTTTTTATGCTACAATTTCAAAAGCAATTAATGATAAACCAATAATCATAAAGTGTTTCATGAGATTAGGAATTGATAAGATAGCTAACTTCAGTGGTGAAAATCCTGTTTATATAAAAGAATTAGATGGATATTATATTGTTAACAAGATAGTGACTTCGCTAAATACAAATGATAGTGCTGAAGTTGAACTAATTAAAATTAAATTGTAATGGCACAAGCAGAAATATTCTCCATAAACGTACAGCCGATAGTTGACCAAATGAAAGTTTTAGGAACTTCAATTAGTCAAACTAAAGACCAACTATCTAAACTTACTGAAGAGGAAAAAAAGAATACCGATGAAGGTATTGCTTTAACAACAACTTTAAAAGCACAGCAAAAAGAATACAATAGTTTAAGTACGGTTGTAACAAACCAAAAGAGTGCCGTTAATGAACTTGGAAAAGCAACAAAGTCCAATACCGATTTAATGAATTTAGAAAGTAATTCAATAGCTACAAATCGAAAGTTGTATAATGCTTTGTATGGTGAAATAGTGAACACAACAGCAGCAACGGATGCTGAAAGAAAAGCACTTGATAAGAAAATTGAAAAGGCAAAGCAAGTAAATGATGTTTTAAAAAACCAAGAAAAGGCATTAGGAGATACAAGGCGAAACGTAGGCAACTATGCCGAAAGTTTGCAATCTGTTATTGGAGGTCTTACAAGTGCAATCCCAGCTACAAAAGGTTTTGGTGCAGCTCAACAAGGTGTTAATATGGTATTGTCAGCAAATCCGATTGGTGGTGTTATTACTTTATTATTTGCTTTAAAAGAAATTTTTAGTAGCAATGCTGAAGTTGCAGATGAATTAGAATTTGCATTAGCAGGAGTTAATAAAGTATTTTCTGTTTTAGTTGACTTTATTGTTGATGGAGTAAAGCAATTATCATTTCTAGGAGATGCATTTGAAAAGCCTGGCGAAACAATAAAAAAACTAGGTGAGCTATTACAAGAAAATTTATTAAATAGATTTAAAGCTTTAGGAGGATTTGTTGAAGCGATCTCTCAAGTCTTTGAAGGTGATTTTTCAAAAGCAGCAGAAACGGCTGCAAATGCTGCATTACAACTTGGTACAGGCGTGCAAGGGCTTGGAACTAAAATAAAAACTTCATTTGCCGAGGGTAGGAATGCCTCTAAAATTCTTGATGACTTAAATAAAACAATTGGATTAAATGAGTTGGCTATTAGTAAAAATAATATTGCAATAAATAAAAATAAAGAATTGCTAGCCCAAAAGGGTAAAGATGATGAAATTAGAAAAAAAGCTGCACAGGAAATAATAAGATTAGAACAAGAAAATTCTAATAAAAGAGTTAACATAGCTAGGGTTGAATTGCAAGCATTAAACGAAGAATTAAAAGGTCGTACGCTTAGTGGAGAACAGGAATTGGAAATATTAAGGGCTCAAGCTAAAATAGAACAAGAAACTGCTGATGGTATTGCTGCAACAAGAAAGGCAGCAGTAGAAATTGAAAAGTTATTAAATGGTGAAAAAAAACAAGAAGATGGTAAAGCATTAGCCGATAAAAAGGCATACGATGCTCAAATATTAGCCGATAAAAAGGCATACGATGCTCAAATATTAGCTTTAGAAGATGAATTTCAAAAAAGTGAAAGAGACAGATTAGAAGATAGTTTTCAAAAGAAACAAGATTTAGTAACTGGCAATAGTGAAGCCGAAAAGAATTTAAGAAGGGCAATAGGTTTACAACAAATTGAAGCCTTAAAAAAGTTTGATGAAGATGATAGAAAACGTATTAAGGATGCAGAAGATAAAAAGGCCCAAGCCCAAATAGCAAGGGATGCAGAAACCTTCAATAAACAAGTTGCTCTAAATGATAAGCTACTAAAAAATGATTTAGATTTAGTTGATTTGTCAGTTGATAGCGAAGAAAACAAAAACAAGCGAAAACAAGAAATTCAAATTAAATATCTAAAAGACCAGATAGAATTAACAAAGAAATTTTTTGGTGAACTAAGTGCAGAAGAGGAAGCCCAACTTCAATCTTTGCAAAATGCTTTAGATAAATTATTGAATCCTACAAAAAAAGAAGGTCGTGAAACCTTTGCAAGTGCTTTAGGAATTAATGAAGAGGAACTAGGTAAAGCCCAAACTGAATTACAAGGTTTTCAACAAGCAGTTAGTGCGGTTGGCACAGCCATAAATAGTATTTATGAATTGCGATTACAGACGATTGAAAATCAAAAGAACTCCGAGATAGATGCAGTAAACGCCTCAGCCCTTAATGAAGAGGAAAAAAAAGCTAAAATAGCACAGCTGAATAAGAAATATGCAATGGAGCAATATAAGATTCAAAAAGAGCAATTTGAAGTCAATAAAGCCGTTCAAATAGTGCAGGCTATTATTGGAGGTGCGTTGGGTATTATAAATGCAATATCACAACTCGGACCTATTGCGGGTGCTATTGCAGCAGTAGCCGTTGCTGCAACTACAGCGGCTCAAATTGGAATTATATCTTCACAAAAACCACCACCACCACCAAAGTTTGCAAAGGGTGTTATTGGTTTAAGAGGCGCAGGAACTTCAACAAGCGACAATATAGATGCTAAGTTATCAAGGGGCGAAAGTGTAATGACCGCAAAGGCTACAGAGGCGTTTGCCGACCAATTAGCTATGATGGAATTAGCAGTGGGGAATAAACCTAACTATCAATTTGGTAAGGGTAGGTTCGCCACAGGGTTTATACCTACAACAGACGGAGGGTTTAGTGCAAGACAAACCGCTCAAAGCTCATTGAATAGCGTTGCAATGGCTGAAACTGTTATTAGTGCAGTTAGATCAATACCAGCACCTGTATTGGAATATTCAGAATTTACAAGGTTTACGAATGGAGTTAATAAATCGGTACAGGTTAGTGAGCTTTAATAATATCAAAAAGAAGCGTACATATGCCAGCTTTGTTTATACTTATCTGAAAGAAAAAAATGCTCAATATTGTCAATTAAGTCTTCGCCTCCTATTTCACGGAAAAGGTCTCTAATTGATAAAATATCTCTAATTGTCAAGTTAAACCATTCGCCAAAGTGCCTACTATCATTAAAATATTTGTGAAGAAAGTTTTCGATGTAATCAGCTGATTCATCATAATCCTCTTCTAATTCTATTATAAGTAAAGGTTGCAAACTCATTCCAGATAAGTTTTTTAATTGAGAAAACCTAACTCTATAATTATTTGTAATTCCTATTTTACAAAGGTTTGATGATTGATTTCTAAATAGGTAGACAAATCTTTTATCTGCTGTTGCTCTTTCGTGGTTTGGATAATTTATTAGTGACTTATAATTGTCAACAAGAAACGAAGCTCTTGTTTTAATTTCAAACTCTGTTTTTGGTTTTACATTTTTTTTCATACACATACTCATTTAGATAGTAAAAATAAAAATTAATTAGTTTCTATATAATCTTCCTCGTTATCTAATTTCCACTCATTTAACGTGTGTATTAAGCCAGTACAAACGCATTTTTGTATGTATTCCATAAACTCAATTCTGTCGTTGAATACTTGACCAGCAAAAAATTCTTTGCCTTTTATATCATCGTAGGTTGAATTTAAGTATTCAAAAATTGACCTAAATGGCTGTCCATCCTCAATCATGTCTTTTGCTAATTCTGTCATAGTTTATTTTTTATGTTATTTAATATTGCAAACCTAAAAACATTCTTTAATAAAACAAATTTATTTGATAAATTTATTTTTAGTCTTTACTCTTCAACTTCTCAATAATAGCTTCACGAATAAATTTTGATTTGTCGGTACCTTCAACTTTTACGCGAGCTTCAAGTTGGTGAGTCCAATACTGATTTAAAACAGTTCGTTCCTGTTTATATAATTTTTCTTTATCATTTTTCTTTGGTGCGCCTTTATCTCCCATAGTTGTGCAAAGATTTAATTATTGAATAAGACGCTACGATAACAAAGTACTTAGCGATAGCAGACCATTCAGAAAGTTTCAAACTCCATTCAATTAGTGATGTCAAAAAGTACACAACAATAACAACTGCAAGCATTACAGCCAAGTTTATTGATAGGTTTATAAATTCTCTTTTACTTATTTGAAATGTTTTTTTAGCCATAATTAATAATTGTTTTTAGCCATGAAAAATATTAATTGTAAATATATATAGATTTTTGCACTAGAGATGAAAAAAGAAATTCACATAAGCGGAGAGATTGGTTATAACTACACATTAGAAACTTTGAACGGAGCTTTAAATGCTTTGGATTCAGAGGTTGTTGAACTAGATATATATATTAATAGTGGTGGTGGTTCAGTTACGGAGGGGTTCGCTATATACGATAAGTTGATGACTTTGCCATATACGGTTAATACAATCGTAAACGGGATGTGCGGTTCAATAGCTACTGTAATATTCCAAGCTGGGAAAAAAGGCAAAAGGAGAATGTATAAAAATGCAGAGTTTTTTGTTCACAATCCGTTTTGGATGCCTAATTATCCAGAGGCTATGGAGGCGAAAGATTTGGAGGCATTAGCACAAGATTTGAAAAATGCCGAAAACAAAATAAAAAACTTTTATTCTGAAATCACTAGCAAATCAATTGAAGAGCTTACACCAATACTAGATAGGCAAACTACACTAACTGCAAATGAAGCGATAGAATGGGGCTTTGTTGATGAAATAGTAGGTAAAGAAATTGAAGCCTATACTCGCTACAGATTAGTAGCTTACTTTGATAAAAAAACAATAAACAATAAAATGGAAAATCAAAAATTAGAAACCGAATTGACTGGTATCAATAAAATACTAGCTCAAATTAAAAGCCGTTTGTTCAAAAACAAAACTGCTGAATTACAAGATGGTACAGTAATATACTTTGCTGAAGATGAAGTTAGCGAAGGAGTTGTACTCTACTTAGATGAAGCGATGGTTGAAAAAGTGCCAGATGCAGACCACATATTATCAGACGGCTCTATTGCTGTTACTGTTGATGGTGTGATAACTGAAATTAAATCAGTTGAAGATGAAACTGAAGTTGAGGCTTTGAAAGCTGAAGTTGAGGCATTGAAATCTCAATTAGCAGACAAAGATGCTTTAGTAGCTAAACAAGAAACAATCTTAAATGAAACTAAAAATAATGTAGAAGTTTTGGCATCAAAAGTAAAAGCATTTGAAAATATGGTAGTGACTGGGAAAAATACAAAAGTAATAGGTACACAAGCAAACCATAACTCAAACGTAGAAGCTCCAAAAGATGCTATGTCTGCTTTAAAAGCATTTAGAGATAAAAAAGTAAAATAAATAATTAAAAAATAAAATTTAAAAAAAAGAAAAAATGGGAAATATAATCACCACAATGCCAACTAACAACTCACTTGCTTATGAAGTAATGTTTGAGCCGTTAATTGAAGAAATCAAAGTAAACGCCTTGCCTTTCAACTATTATGTTGGAAAAATAGGCAGAGATATTTATCTCAAATCACCAGCAGTATATGAGCCAACGCTAAAAACAACTTGCGGATGGACTTATGCAACTGGCAACGGATTTGTAAAGAAAAACCTAAACCCTGCAGAATTAGACTTTTCACTTTCACAATGTTATTCAGTTTTGTTGAAATCTATTTATGGTGATGCTTTGCCAAATGGAGCTAAAAAAGGTGACTTGACTCAAGTGCCAGAAGTTTTGGATTTCATAACTAGAGAGCAATTGAACAACGCTAATACTCAAATGTTGACCGCATTGTTTATGTCGGATAAAACTTCATCAACAGCTTGGTTAAGTGGAATTGATGGAGTGTTTGCAAAACTTTCAGCAGGTGTAGCTAATGTAGACGGAACAGTTGATGCTGGTTCTATTACAAGCACAGACCTTTTGCCAGCTAATATTGAAGCTACGATGAATAAAATTTACCAAGCTCAAAGTGAATTATTGTTCAGACAACCTGATTCGGCTAAAGCATTTATTGTAACAGCTTCAATAGGTAGGGCTTGGAGACGTTATTTGCAAATCGGTACAGGCTTACAAGACGGAACGCCTGATAGAGCTTCAATTTTAAACGGAGTTTCTGATTTGTCTTACAATGGCATCCCTATTATAGAACTTTCTTTACTAGATAGCGCAATAGCAACTTATGATTCAACTGGTTCACCAGCGTCAACAGTAAGCCCAAATAGAGCAATTTTAACTATACCATCTAATCACGCTGTTGTATTGGATGGCGAAGGGTTTATGGAAATTGAGCCTAGATATGATCCAGATGCAGATTTATTGAAATCTAATCTTTCAGCAATGATAGATTACACTTATGCTTTTGGTGACTTGAACGTAATTGCAGGATTCTAAACATTTATGGTTAGGGGGGTGGCGACACCCCTTTTTCTAAACAATAAAAAAATAAAAAACAATGAGCGCAGAAAATTGCATCCCAACCCTGAGAAGCATAGGGTTATCCTGTGAGGCGAAAAACGCTACAGCAGGCGTAAATAAAAGACTTTGGCTAACTACACTAAGTAGAATTGATAGCACAACTAAAGATTCAAACGGTTATGTTGATACACTTGTACTTGGTGAAGATTCAAGTTCACAAGATTATAAGCTAATCACAATAACTGGAAAAGCATACACTCACAATGGAGCTTTTGAAGGCGTGTTTGGTGACAATGTAAACCTTATTAAACACAACGCTACAGTTAAAATGTTTTGCGATACACCTGAAAAAAGAGATTTGGTTAAAAACCTACTTAATGAAGATGATGTAGTTGTAATATATGAAACTGAAGCTGGGAATGTTGAAATTTATGGACTTGAAAAAGGTCTTGAAATGTCAGCACTAAGCGGAAGCACCGGAACTGCATTACAAGATGACTTTGGTATCACAGCTACATTCAGCGGAGATCAATCATCTTTGCCAGATATGATGTTAGTTGGTGGGTCTTTAACGGCTACAATTGCATACCTAGACGTTATCACAGAATAAATGTGAATAAATTCTTTAAAGAGCCTGCCATTAATTTGGTGGGCTTTTTTATTTTTGCGGTATGCTATTAGATGAAATAAAAGAAAATGTATTAAATTATTCAGTTGATAAAGTTGATATTAAACAACTTAATAAATATCATGAATTGGTATATAATCAAGGCATAGATATGAAATGTGGAATGTGTATTACAGAAGCCTATTTTAGAATTTCAAAATATTATCGTAAACACATTAATGGAGATGAATATAAGAGAGTAAGTTTATTGAAACTTGCTTTAGTAGAATTTGAAAAGGAGCAAAACTATGAATTGTGTGACTTTATAAAAAAACGTTTATGAAAAAAACAATAGTAACCAGGTCACAAAATGACAAGCTGTATAAAATTGCTAAGGCACTGCTAAGTGATAAAAACGAGTTTATTCAATGCAAGCAGTTCAAAGGGTTTGAGGGGGCTTTAAATTATTTAAAGTGGATTTTTGAAACTCAAAGCGGATGGGTAGTTAATATAGATGAAGATTGCTTTATAGTAAATGAAAGTCTGATAGATATTTGCATAAATCAAATGAAGCGTAATGGCTGGGTTTATTGTGGCGTTCCGGATGGAGGTGGATTAATTCCGCATAGGAATAAATCTAGGTACACTGCAAACCCTTTTTTCAATATCTTTAATGTAGATGCAATAAAAGAAAAGTGGCATACGTATAGCGATGTAATTGACTTTGAGATAATTAAAGAAATAGAACCTAACTATAATCTTGATGAACCTTTTGCATGGCTTTTTTATTGGATGTTTAAAAATTTTGAATCAGCTGAATTTAGTGATATTGATAGCACCGATGGAACGTCTACAATAATTAATGTAAATAAAAAGCCTATGCTTATTCATAGTTGGTATAGTCGAATGTACGATAAAGATGTAGCTCAAACTGAAAGAATAAATAAATGTATTGAATGGGCTATAATTCAAAAGATGCAAGGATGAAAATAATAGTACCATACAGAAACAGACGCGAAAATTTAGAAGTATTTTTAAAAGAATATTCAGATTTTAATATACTTATTGTTGAACAAGAAGAAAGAAAGTTATTTAATCGTGGAAAACTTTTGAACATTGGATTTAATGAGTGCAAAGATGACATAGTTTGCTTTCATGATGTGGATTTAATTGCTGAAAATAAAGAAATTTACAATCAATATGTAGAAGGTGCAATCCATCTAAGTGGTTTATGTAGTCAATTTAACTATAAAAAACCTTATGCAGATCTATTCGGCGGTGTGGTTATGTTTGACTCGCTTTCTTTTTTGGCTTGTAATGGATTTAGTAATTCTTTTTGGGGGTGGGGTGGTGAAGATGATGACCTCTACAAGCGAACTATATTAGCAAACGTAAAAGTAGATATGCAACTAAACAGATATAAGTCTTTAAATCACGAAAAGCAGCCGATTACAGCCATGTATGACTCAAATAAGAACATACTTAAGCAAACAGATAAACTATGGCAAAAAAGCGGTTTAAATTCGATGCAATACGAAATTATAGAAATGCAAAACATATCAGATAATATTCAAAAAATTAAAGTAAATTTATAACCAAAAATAAAAATTATGAGTGATTTCAAATTATGCAAATGGCAACTAAAAGATGGACTTTCAGAAATTGTTTTTAAAAATGAAAGAGGCACACGCTTGTTAATTAATGAAGATAACATTAATGACGAGCTAGTAAAGATGGCTACTGATAGAGGTAAGGGGCATTGTTTTGTTGAGCGTAAAATAGTTGATTTAAAAAAAAAGCAATTTCAACACCAATACACGCCTGTTACATCAACCTTGAACGAAGTGCCGACCGAAGAGAGCGATTCACTGCCAGCTGTCGAGAACAAGCGGGCAGACTCTTTACAAGTGGACAAAAAGAAAAAGGGCAGACCAGCCAAATCAAAAGAATAGAAGCTGTTGATGGACTCAACATAACAAGTCCAATTCATGGAGTTACCAACTTTGAGTACGCCTGTTTGCAAAGTCATTTAAAAGCTTTGAGATGGGCTAAGAGTACTGGAGCGAATCATGTAGCTATATTCGAAGATGACATTATATTTGATAATAATTTTGCGCACAAATTAGACTACTATTTAAAGCAAGCACCCGATAATTTTTGCATCATGTACTTAGGCGGTTCATTTGGTCGTAAACCACAACCGATGAATTTAGATTTCACAAAGCAAGTTATGACATGGGGGGCTTTTGCATACATTGTAAATTGTGATTATGTAGGTGAATTAATTAATTCAATTTCTATGGCTAAAAAAATAACGGATGCTGTATATATTGATTTTCAAAATAAGTATGTTTGCATCAAGCCAATAAAGAAATTAGTTACACATCCTAAAGGTTTTAGCACTATAAAAAACAAAGACGTAGATTATAAGCATATAACATGAATTTAGCAAAAGTTTTTAGAAATCTTTTACCGAAAACAAAGGAAAACAATAATGGTGGAAATGGCTATTATAAGTTTGGGCATAATGATAATTTGCCACTTGAATTGATAGAAGCCATTAACAATAGTGGAGTGGCAAAAAAATCACTAAAAAAATATAGCGACTATGTTCAGGCGGATGGGTTTGTAAGTCCATTAGCTTCAACTAAAATTGTGAACAATGAAACGAAAGAAACGGCGGATCTAATACTTAGAAAAATTGCTTTAGCATTCGCTTATTTTAATGGCGCTTTTTTGCATATCAAAAGAAATGGACTAGGATTAGTTGAGGCTATTACATTATTTCCAAATCAAAAAATAAGACGTGGTTTAGATGGTAAAAGTTGGTTATATAATCCAACTATCGGAACTGATAAAGTAGAAAAAAACACGTGGGTAAAGTATCAAAACTTTGTAGGCTACCAAGCAACGTTAGAAGATTTACAAGATAATATAATTGAATATGATGGGAACGGTGAAATATATTACTGCAATGATGGTAATATATTTGACAGTTCTATTTATTCTTTGCCAGACTATTTAAGTTCAATAGAGGATATAAAAACATCTGCTGAAATATCTAAAATGGATTATGAAGCCGTTTTAAATGGTTTTGTTTTGGGTGGTGTAATGACTTTCGTGGGTGTTGATAACACTACTGAAGATGAAACAGGTCAAACCGAAGAGGATAGAATATCGGATGGATTAACTTCATTCACTGGACTTAAGAAAAATTCAGATGGATTAAGCTCAAGATTTGGTTTGCTTGTAAACTTTGTAAAAACAGCCGAGCAAGTGCCTACTTACACAGGCTTCGACCCTAAACCAATACTAGAAGCTAGTAATGCAAAAAGAGATATTATAGAGCGTGCAGTGTGCAAACTATGGAGTGTACATCCTGTGCTACTAGGATATTCTGAAGCGTCTGTTTTAGGTAATGATAAAGCCATTCAACAAGCAATGGATATTCTAAAGCAATCGGTTAATCCTATTCAAAGAATAATTACTCAAATGTTTATTGACTTTTATGGAAATTCTATTGATTGGACTATAAGTGAATTTGGAGTTAAAAAATTAATGATAAATACAACTACTGAAAATGCGCAATAATGATTATCCATTTATTAGCCTAACTGATATTACGCCTATTTATGGGATTATATCACCAAACACAGCATCCAGTCAAATTACACCGCAAGTTTTAAAAGCACAAGAAACCGATTTAGAGGCTAATCTATGCGCTAATTTAGTAGATGCAATAGAAGTGCAACTAAAACTAAACATAAAGCAGTGGAGTGCCACTAAAACGTATGCAATAGGTGACAAAGTTTTTTTTGATAATAGTTATTATATAGCAACTGCAGTAAGTACTAACGAAGCACCTCCGTCAAACAAATGGGAGCTATTTGAGCTTATGAATTTTTGGCATCACTACGCTAAGAAATTTTTAATTAGTTCAACTGTAAAAAATTATTTTCCTTATTTAGGAATGCACGCTACACAATGGGGATTGGAGCAATATAATCAAGAGGGCTTCGGTCAAGTTACTGACAAATCAAGAGCGCAGTTATTGAATGCAGTGACTTCGGACTGTGGTCGCTACTTAAATAAATTATTGGTATATGGAAAATCAGTTGAATGGACTTTTGATGGAATAAAATACGAGTGTTCAACTGAATGCAATACGCCAAAATTAAAACGTGGTTTAAACTTTAGAATAATAGGAGCAAATGGATAAGATAGCAAAAAATACCGACCACTTAGTTACACTTAATCTTAATATAGATGGAGTTGTAATTGACTATTCAGATGTAATAGATTTGCAAGTTATTTTTTACCAAAAAAAAGACGATGTTTTGAGTTTCAAAAGTTTTGTAAATAATGAAGTTGACTTTGTAGGAAGCCCACCAACGGAAGCTGTTACAACTTTAAACAGACAATCAATTAACAAAGTTCCTAATGGTCGTTTATATTGTCAAGTTGATATTTACCTTACAAACCCTGACTTTATAGATGGTAAAAAATTAACAATGACCGATATTTTAATTGGCGAATTAATAGACGTGGCATGATAATTATAGATATAGACTTTACTACCAAGCAAATAACTGCAACTACTACCAATGATTTAACTTTGGGTATAGGCGGTGGAGGTGGCGGTGGTGTAGAATCAGTAACAGGTGATCTAGTTAATAATACAGACCCGCTTAATCCAATAGTCAACACGCCAACATTAGAGCAAGTTTTAGATAATGACAATACATCGGGTTCAAATGATATTGAATTTGATTCAACACGTGGTTTATTGTTTGCGAATAATTCAAGACTAAGAGAGGGCACAATAGATGCAGGACTAGGAGGGAATAAAGGCATTGCTTTGATTTGTGGAGTAGGTTATGAATATAAGTGGGAAGCTGGCACATTGTATGTAATGAATGGTGATGGAACTGGAATAAGACAATCACTATATAATTTCACTAACACCCCAACAGCAACAGACGATACGTCTAAGGGTTATGCAGTAGGCTCACTGTGGACATTAGACGATGGGACTACTTATGAATGTACGGATGCAAGTGTAGGTACAGCGGTTTGGACTGCAATTACAGTAGGTACAGTCACTTCAGTAGGTTTGACTATGCCAAGTGCTTTTACTGTGGCAAATAGTCCTATTACTTCAAGTGGAGATATAGCAGTAACAGGTGCGGGATTGGTTAGTCAATATGTAAGGGGTGATGGTACCCTAGCTAACTTCCCAGCGTCAACAGGGGGAGGGGCTTCACAATCTTTTTATTTGAACGGCTCGGTTTCACAGGGTACATTTGGTGGGGTTGCATTTAGAGAAATGGATAGAGTGCCAATTTTAGGAGCGGGCACTGATTTTACTATAAACACTAACGGATATATTGAAAGTTTTATAACGGATGCAGGCGTTCCTAACTTATTAGAGATACCAGCAGGAAATTGGACTTTTGAAACCTACTTTAGCGCATCAAGTAATGGCGGTTCACCTTCATTTTATCTTGAACTATACAAATGGAATGGAGCTACATTATCTTTAATTGCAAGTAATTCAGTAAACCCTGAATTTATTACAGGTGGAACAAGAATAGATTTATATGTAAGTGCATTAGCAGTTCCTCAAACAGCATTATTAGCAACCGATAGGCTAGCAGTTAGAATATATGTAACCAATAGTGGTAGAACAATTAAATTACATACTGAAAATGGGCATCTTTGTCAAGTTATTACTACATTTTCAACTGGCATTACAGCTTTAAATGGATTAACAGATCAGGTTCAAAACTTAGCAGTAGGTACGAGCGGAACGGACTTTGCAATTAATTCAGCAACGGGAACGCATACCTTCAATTTGCCAACAGCAAGTGCTACCAATAGAGGTGCTTTAAGTTCAGCGGATTGGACTACTTTTAATGAAAAAGCATCATACACACCACGAGTTCAGTCAATAACTTCAAGTGCAACCGTAACACCAACAAGTGCAAATGATATAGTTAAGATTACAGCGCAGGCGGCTGGACTTACATTAGCTAACCCTACTGGCACATTTGCTGAAGGTCAATCTTTGATAATTAGAATAAAAGACAACGGAACTGCAAGGAGTATTGCATACGGTGCTAAATATAGAGCAATAGGAGTTACTTTACCTACAACAACTGTACTTAGTAAAACCACTTATTTAGGTATAATTTACAATATAACTGATGACACGTTCGACGTTATTGGTGTAACAACGCAAGCGTAATATGAGTTATTATTCACTAATATCATTAATGCCTAAGTTTAGTTTTGACGCAGATGCACAAGCCTTTATTACAGCAGCTGGAATAACAGACGCTACTCAAAAAAGTGCTATTAATACTTTAGTAGTTGATTTGAAAGGGTACGGTATATGGACTAAGATGAAAGCTCTTTATCCATTTGTTGGTGGGACTGCAACAACTCACAAATGGAACTTAAAAAATCCCTTAGATACAGATGCAGCATTTAGATTAGTGTTTAATGGAGGGTGGACTCATTCGGCAAATGGAGCTAAACCAAACGGTACAAATGCATACGCAGATACTTTTTTGAATTTTAACACAACAATGTTATTAAATGATGCTGCATTATCTTTTTATTCAAGAGAGGATATTTTCACAGCAGTATTAATGGGTTGCGGATGGGATAATATAACATCTATGATTTCACCAAATTTTGCAAGTGGAGTTGGAGAATATTCAAGTATTAATTCGGGTGGAAATGGAACAGGAGTAATTAATAAAAGCGGTTTATTTACAATTTCAAGATTAACATCAACTAATGTAATAGGATATAGGAATGGTAGCCAGTATTTTAATAGAGCGGTTAATTCGACATCAAAACCTAATTACAAAGTTTTTATAGGAGCAAGAAATTATCTTGGAGCAACTCAATATTCACAAAATCAATGTGCTTTATCTGCCATACATGATGGATTAACAGCTACAGAAGCAGCTAATTTGTATACGGCAGTACAAAATTTCCAAGTGGCACTTTCCAGAAATGTTTAATTATAATACATGAAACTATCACAACTAACACTCGAAGAAAAATTAATTTATGTAGGACTTTTAACTGAACTACAAAAAGACGAATTAATAGGTCAACAATATGATGATGATTCATATTTCAATCCGATTCAAGACGCTAACGATAATTGGATAATATCTATTGAAGAAATTGAGAATAATATAAATCCAAAATTTGAATGGTTAAAAGATTTGGAAATGATAATTTACGTTCCTAAAGAATTTAATTTGCCGATATGACTTTCAAAGAATTTATAAAAGAGGGTTTACAAACTTTTAGCACCCAAAAGAGCTACTTTTCATCAAAGAAAATAGAACGCTTTATTTCGTTTTCGCTTGGTGTTGGAATGGTTTTCTTTTATTATCTAGGTCGTCAATTTTGTTGGAAGTGTAGCGCTGAAATTGATGTAAACGACGTGCTAATATTATCGGGATTGTTATTTACCTATGGAGGGTTCAATACGTTTCAAATTGCTAAAGATAAAAAGAAAGACGATGAAGTGGTGGAGGGATAAATATAGCGAATTAGATGCTAAGCTAACAGATGCAATGGCATTTAATATATTCCAAATTGGTGTTTGGGTTTGCCTA